GTTACAGCGCCACCCGTAAGATCATCCAGTAACACTTTCTTTAATCCCCCGGCTGAAGCATCATGAATCATGACGTAATCAGCAGAGCCTACCGGAGAAGCATCGGCATCGAGTCCGTCAATATCAACAACGAAAGATCTGTTTGCTGAAAGATCGCCACCGCCAGACAGTCCGGACCCGGCAGAAACGGTTATTGTCTTATCTGCTTTTGCTGAAACTAAAGAATCAACTTCGCCCGTTGTGTAAGCTCCTACTTGTGCGGCTGAAACGCTATGCGGATTCGATACATCTGAAGTATGAGAACTTAATGCACCAGAAGAAGCTTTTAAATCAAGCGCTGATTGTAAGTCTGTCTGATCTGCTAACGTTCCGGTTAACCCGCCCCAAGCCATAGAATTAAAAGCGTTTGAACCTTGAAGTATCTTGACCTTAATGAGTTCGGATTCGGATATTTTTACATTAATAGTATCGCCCATGTTATGCAGTCCTCCTTGTAATATCAGCAAGAATCGTAAAATTTCCTTTTTCTATTGTTGCGATTTTTCCTAATGCTGATTTATACTGTATGTCATAGTAATAAGTCCCTGGATCGAGGTCGTTCGTATCCGCAGCGGTAATATCAATAGAAGTTTTTCCCGCTGTCGGATCCGTATGCGAGGTTATATCTTTAGATATTAACGCATCGGCATCAGCATCGGTTTCATTTTCTTTTACTGTAAAAAATATAGTTGCCCCGGTTATGTCAATAACAACATCGTCGCCGTCGGTAAAAGCTAAGTCTAAGGGATCGTCGTCGCCTCTGTAACGTTCCAAGTTCTCCATTGTGCTATCCTCCAATTTATATTTATAATTCTTCAACGCATAAAATTCTTGGCGCTATTGTTCCTTTTTGGTATACCGTTCCAATTCCTTCCGTGTTTTTCCATTGAGCTTTTATTGTATGCTCTCCGGCAGCTAAATCTTTAATGACATATCTGCTGTTTAACTCGTAGAAATACCCGGTCAAAGGATCATGGTGCGCTAGTCCATAGTTTGAGCCATCAACATCAAACCGGACTAGAAACGCATCATTAGCGTTCATAAAAATCGTACCTTGAAAATATAGTTTTACAGGTCTGCCATTTGATATAAATTTTATTTCCATATCTGTCATATCTGTCCATGCAGTTCCAGTAATAGCGATATCGTCCGAGGCTTCGACTTGTAAGACGTTAAGCGTTCCATTACCTTCTTGTATGTTCCCAATGAATCCCGACGTTACATCCAAAGCGCTTGCCGTTTCGTTATAGAACCAGCCTATCTTTTTATAATTCGTGTATCCAGAAGGCGCAGAATCGGACAAAGAAATAACAAAAGCAATCGCCGTACCAGAAGCATCAGCAACAGCATATATGTAATAATAATTAACCGCTAACGCCCCGGTATCAATATCGCTTGCTGTTATCGTAGTAACGGCTGTATTCCTTCTAAGCTTTTTAATGGATGCTGTAACGTTCGATATTATTGCCGCACCTGCTCCGACATAGATCTCGTCATCATCTTTTTTATAACATCTTAATCCTACATAGTTATTCTGAAGCAGTTCAAGTATAGATAAATTGTGAGATTGTGCCGCCCCGGAATGACCGATAAATGTTTCGACCGCTTCGACTTCATCATAAACGGTGTTTACGTTTACCGCTTCCATGTAGGTTGTGCCGTCAATTAATGCCGAAAATGTCTTTTTGCTTAATGGAAAATCTGCCATATCGTTAACCCCTTTGCCTTATGTTACTTGTTAATAGATCAAGCCTTTTAAGTTTCGCAGCCGTTTCGTCTGTTGTCCCGCCGAGAGAAAGATTAATGTTGAATTTGCCTTCTGTATTCGATAGCGTGTATTTAATAGAATTAATCTGGTCCTGGTATCCACCACCACCGCCACCCCACAAAGCGCCACGCCCGCCATCTTTTGTTTTACCCCAGATCCAGTTGCTTCCACCGGAAGCAGTCTTTCCCCAAAGTCCAGCAGTAACGCTGTCCTCGTCGTATTCCGGATCATAGATTGATACTCTACCCAGGGGCAACGTATCCTCGAATCTGAAACTTGTATTCGGTATTTTTATACGCATTAAATATTTAGGCGTGCTTTTCTGTTGTAACTGTGCCGTCAAATACTGATCGGCTACGCTCGATGTTACGATTGAAGAATTAACCAAGAACGCTTCAGCTAAAAAATAAACATACTGGCTATCTGTGCTTTGTACTGTTTTTCTATATACGACATCTGAAACAACTCCACCTTCGAAAAAGATTTTATTTACGATTTGTGAATAGTCAACTTTCCTGCTAAGAACTGCAATGTCTAATCCGACAATAAACTTTTTCCGGACGGCTGTGTTTTCTGTTCTCCAAAAGAATGATAAGTTTTCATCGACTCCATATTCAACGTCTCCGAGAAGATCCGATAACGTTCTTAATGTTTCTTGTATCGAAGTTTGAAATTCTAAGATATCAGCATTAAAGGTAGAGGTATCAATCGTCCCTTTACTAATTGCCGTATTCGGAACAATGAAAGTATTCGCTATATCCTCGACAATATCATGGATGTCATATCCTTCATAAGACATAATATCGCCGTCGTCTTGCACCATTATATGTTTTAAGAGATCCCAATAACCCCGGACGTTAACAGATATTTCCTGCCCGACTTTAAGCTTTGGCGTAGGACTTGAGATCCAGCCTTGATATACAAGCTTGCTACCGCCGGAGACAAAATCTTTAATCCGAATCTGAATGTTATCCATAGCACTAAACGTAAGCTTCCGGTATGGGACTTTAAGCGTAAACTTACAACGACCGCATCCGCCTTTCCGGTTCCAGGTCCAGCTAACCTTTGAGACAAAAGGCGTGAGGTATTCTTTAAGGGTCCCCGCCTTATCTCTTAGCTCAACATTATAATTTGATGCGTATATTGTCATAATTAATTACATCCATGTATCACGGTTTGAAAGCGTTATTGCTGCCCCCGCTGTTCCTGTATATTCAATTTGATTAACTCCTGGATCCAATACCAGGAAATCCCCTTCAAAATATTGGTGCGCATCGTCTCCGTCATTCGTAACAACAAAGTCGTCTGCTGAATCAACCCGGTTGTCTATTACTAAAACATCGGCTGCAACAACATCGCCCCGGAACTTCATCGTCTCGCCCCTGGTTATATTCTCGATCTGTATATCGTCAGAGATCCCGCCAGCCGGAGCAACTAAAGAGATCTTAACTCTTGCCGGAGCATTACCAGAATTTGTTATGTTATAACTAGCACCGGAAGTCGGCGTTCTTGTATCGGAATCGAGCGTTTCACTTAACCAGAAAGGATATTCACAAACGAAACTTGCTTTAAATTTATAGATCCTTTTAAGCTGGTTCGATGATGACTGAAAACTTTTAAGTTGTCCGTATATGTATCTGTCCGAATCAGTAGTAAACTTTTGTTTCCCGGTCATTAGTGCTGCTTTTAAAATATCAAGTTTCGCTAACGTCGCAGCATAGTCAGCACCGATTAAATGTCCTTGTACGGTTATAGTTATGTTTTTACGTTTAGCTGTCTCCGCAACGGATCCATCCATTTTAGGAATATCTGTGCTTTTTATAGGCAAAGCCTCTTTAATTTTAACGTCGCTAATAACAATATTTTGTCCGTCCCCTGTATCGTCAAACTCAAAACTTCCGAATTTTATTTCAATAGACATTAGATCCTCTCTTCTTCTTCGGCTATTGCCTCGGAAACTTGTTGCGCTATCATTGCCCCGACTGCTTGTGCCTGTTCATCAGTTGACATGAAAGGGTTATTGATAACAATTTCAACGTTTATCGTCGAACCGCCTCCGGCTCGATCTAAAGGGATCACGCTTGCCCCCCTGGGTAAATCTAATAACTCTGGACCTGCTTCTCCGACAAGGGTTAACCCTGCGCCAGTAACGGATCCACCCTCTTCTAATCCTGGGATAGCAACAAGTCCGGCAGATAAAGCATGTGTCGCCGCTATTCCTATCATTGCTGGCGCTGAGTTCCCTCCCATAGTAGCCAAAGAAACGGCTGCGGCGGGTCCTGCGGCGGCGGCTCCAATAGTTCCCATAGCAGCGGCTGTTTCGCCGATCATTGCGTCTTGCATTACGCTTGCTAGTAACTTATTAACGACAAGCTGAACCGCGTAATCTATAAGAATATCAACCATCGCAAGACCTAATTTTTTAAATGATTCTTCAACGGTAAGGTTGCCCCGGATCATATCTTTAAACATTCCAGAGATCCCGGTTGAAAATTGATCTTTTAATTTGCCGGCTGTATTCCAGAAGCTTTCTTCTGATTTCTTTTTAGTGTCCGTCATGAATTTATATTGAGCTAATTCTGTCTTGATTCTGGCTTGTTCAGCAGCGGATTTTTCGTCGTTCCAGGAAACCCAAAGCATCCTTGCTTCTTCGACCGTCTCCCGTTGTTTCTCCATGTATGCCTCAAACGCTTCGGTCGTTTCTTCTTCGTTAGGAAGCAGCTTATTCATAGGAGAATTTTCATCCAGATCGGCATTTATTTCTTCTGTGATTTCTCGGTACTTCTCCGGAAGCTCTTTGAGATCATCGAGGTTATAGGCTTTGGCAGCGTTGAAGAGATTTTCGCCAGAAAGTCCCTGGTCTTGTAAGGTCTTAATAAGATTCATCCGGGGATCGTTGGCAAGATCTTCGCCAGTTGCCCCGCCCCCTAAAGCTTTGCCCATAACGGTTGCAAATTCATCTACTTTATCCATACCACTAACAATAACTGAAATTACAGAGTTTAATGCTGGAAGTAACCCTTCGTTTATATTCAAGCCAATTTCTGCGAACTGATTACCTAATAGCTTGAGCTTTGATTCAGTTGTAGCGAAACGTTTTTCTGCTTCTTCCGTCAGCGCATTATTATCTTCAAAGGCTTTGTTTGCTGTTTGTAAAGAACTTGTTAATATCCCGCTTGCTCCACCTACCGATAAGAAAGCTTGTTTAAGTCTCTGGTCTGAAAGTTCTAGCTTATCGAGGATCGCCGCTCCCTCGATTCCGGCAGAGCCTACCCCTTCGATAAACATAGCAAAAGCTTTCCCTGCATCCTCTCGAAAGATCCTTGAAAACTTTTCGGCTGTAACCCCGGCAATTTTAGCAAAGTCTTTTAGTTCATCCCCTCCGTTAGATACAGCCTCGCCCATCATTAACAATGCTTTTGAAACAGCCGTTCCACCTCTTTCCGCTCCGACTCCAACAGAAGAAAAAGCAGCACCGAACCCGAACAAGTCAGCAGTTGATAACCCTGCGACTTTTCCCGCACCAGCTATTCTATTGGCAAATTCTACGATCTCAGACTCGGTTGTTGCTGAAGTGTTTCCAAGCTGGACAACTGCCGCACCCATACGATCAATATTGTCGATAGGTTCTTGAATGATATTAGCGATCCTTGCAAAACTTGTTGCGGCGGCTTCTTCAGTAAGGTTTGTCGTTACGCCGATCTTTGCAACTGTCTCGGTAAACTTTGATAAGTTTTTAACACCACTTACGCCTAACTGTCCGGCAAGTTCTTCAATCCTCGCCAGGTCTTTTGCTGCTATTGGTATTTCTAATGACATTGCGATAAGATCTTCGCTTAACTGCTGGAACTCTGCATCGGTTGCCTCTACTGTCTTTTTTACTCCGGCGAAAGCTGATTCGAACTCTATCCCGGAGCTTATAAGCTTCTTCATACCAAGAAGCATACCGACACCACCTAACCCCATCATAATTTTATTAAACTGTCTTGCCGAATTGGTCATCCCGGAAAAAGACTTCTTCCCGGTTTTCCCCATAGTATTAAGGTTCTTATCGGTCGTCTTAACATTTTTCATCATACGCTCGAACTCTGGTTTCGTAAGATCGTGAGCTTTTAGCATTATGTTAAGAGTTGTATTTGTCATCTGCTTAAGTCCTTTTATTTTTTCATTTTCTCAATACTTGCGTTATGTTTTTTAATATAGAGCTGTTTAATAAAATTAAACGCAATCATTACCTTTGCTGGCTGAACGGCAAAGCTTCCGCTGAAAGGAAGTTTCCTAAAGTTTTCGCAAAGATTGTAGATCTGTAAATATGCAAAAGTTTCATAATTTATTAATGCTAAAGGACAACGTTTTAAAACTTCATCTTCTAGTAAATACCCGGTTGCTGTGTCCTCTTTACATCCCCTTACTTTCTTTTGTTGTTCTGTGCAAGTTTGGCAGTCTAACCCTTTCGGAAGAAAGACCGCCATAGTTAGTTTTTTTCTTCTGCTCCCGTAAGCATATTGTAATTAAGAACTTGTCCTGCTATTTCTACATACAAACTATCGGGGATATACGTCTGTATTGTTTCATCTGAGACAACCTCGAACTCTTTATCATCAAATTTTATCTTACTTGTTTTAAATGGAACCGGAGTTCCATCTTCGAAAACAATATCGTCATGACCTTTAACTCCCCATTTACAAAAATCAATATAGGCGTTATATAAGGTCAGAGCATTTTCTTTCGTATCCTTGATGTCAGCTCTTGAAAAGCTTGAAAGTTGCGCTCTGAACTCTAAAAACTTTTGATAAGGAATAGACCCTATTAAGATCTTTGCGCCTTTAATTTCGACTTCTTTGCTTTTCTTTGGATTGATAGTTTTAAACATTTTGTCTCCTTTAGGGTTAAGTTAGGGACGGGTTAACCCCAAAAAAAACCCGCCCCCATTCGCTGCAACGCTAAACTTTAGGGTTATTTATTCAAACTTAAAAGCAACTTCGTCATTACCGCTTGACTTCGCAAGTTGCGCTTTTATCTCTTCAACTGTTCGACCTTCTTTATCGCCAGGTGTTATCTCAACGATGTTTAATGCTGGCGCCGTGATCGTTACCTTGCCGATGCCGGATCCGATATCCATAGAAAAGGCTCTCGGAGTTGTAAGCTGATCTGTCCGGAAATCATAGTCAGTAACTAGCACCTGTTCCGGATTAAGTTCGATCGTTGGTTTCCTGCTCATGATCTGTATATCATTAACGCCATTTGCACCAGAGACAGAAGCGCCGACCGAAACTTCGTTTGCCATATCTATTGCCACCGACTGAACGATTAAGTCCGTCTCTGCATTAAGTGATAAAGTCTGAGAAGCTACCTTCTGAGGCGTTACCGCAAGATATGTAGGATCCCCAGGAGCAGCTACATCCGACGGAGCATTATATTTCCCGGTAAAAGTAAACTCAACATACGCAAGCTTTCCGGCTTCGCCTGTGATCTTGAAAGTTCCCCTAGCTCCGGTTAGCTTTTTGAGAATAGCGCTTCCGGTGTTATCCATAGCATAGTTATAAATCGTAACAGAATTATGGTTAACGCTTACTGGACTGTATACAACGCTAGATCCTGCCGTTACCGTTTCAGCGAGTCCGCACGCTTCGAGTAAATCTCCGATCTCCGGAGCTGACCCTTTAGCTGCTGACCCTCTAAGTTCAACCTTAAAAGTTAACTCAGCCGTTTTAATGCCATCAACAGAAGCCATAAACCCGATGTCCTTTGCTGACGGATCCCTTTCAATCTCTTCTACGTTCTCTTTGAATTGCGGTTCCATTACTAGAATTGCATTTGCTCCAACAGTAGGAGAAGGGTCTACCCCGTAAGTACCCTCTTCCTTTGCCAGCAGGAGCTGTTTTTTAATTAGAAACATTATCTTTCCTCCTTGTTCGTTTTTATTTACCTAGTCCTCTCCTGCTCCATTGCTTCGAGAACTTATATTCTTGTCTTTGTTTTCTGTCTAAACATAATTTCTACGTTTACCGCAACTGTTCTTATCGGATAATTTTGATTGTTATAATCTGCGGGATTAATCTTAATGTCTGTTACACTTGCCCCCAGGGTAGGATCTGTACTTAACACGCTGCAAAGATCATTCTTAAGATCCATGATGCCCTTAACGCTACCACTTCCGACGATCTGTTTATCTTTCGCCAGGACTTTAATTAACCCAACAACAGAAACCTCCATTATTACATCCGTGTATCCAGCGATCACTTGCTCGGCTTCTCTTTCGCTGATAGGTTCGATTATTAATACCGGGAACTTTGTTATTGCTTCCCTCGCGCCCTCATAAACACCTTTGACGTAAGACAATGTTTCCCCGGCTTTTATTCCACTTTCAAGCTGTGTTATTAAGGCTGTCCAGGCTTCTTGTGATTTTGCCATATTATTTGATCTCCTTTTCCATAGTCTTGCAAATAATGTCTACAATCCGAACCCTTTTAGCTGCTAAGGTCTTTGACATATACCTCGATGCCGGAACCTTAACGCTTTTCTTAAGAACAAATAACGGGGTAAGGCTGTCCTTTCCTGTTTTCTGGACGATCAACAACTGCCCGCTCTTTGCTTTCAATACAAAGGTGTTACTAAAATCCCTTGCTTTTCCTCTTGGCGCTCCCCCGGCTGTCTTTGCTGCTTTCAATGGGATCGTTAAATATTTGGAGTTCTTAGGTCTTATCGTTCCCCCTGTTTCGTGTATACCAGCATAAGGAACCCTTTCCCCTCTACCTACTCCGCTACCGATAATGGCTTGAACTCCGACCGAGGTTGTTTGTACCCGGCTACCTATCGAGTTGCTAAGTCTGCCCGTTCTTGACTTTAACGGACTACCTGTTGTCGTTGCTATCCTTAATCCCGCTTCGACCTCAAGCGTAGCAAGAGTTAACCCATTAACAAACGCTTTCCCTCCACGCTTCGGACTTATCCGCCTTAATATCTCGACTATTTTGTTAACGTCGCCCTTATCGAATCTTGAATCTATGTTCATATTCTTCGGCTCCTATACCGATTCAATATTTTCCAGGCTTGCTTTCTTAACCTACCCGGACGATCTGCTGCAACGCCGTCGGCTCCCTCTGAAGAAATAGCAAAGATAGCTCCGTTGTTTTCGAGAAGATCCGCTCCGACAAGTTTGATTAATGACATTTTTAAATCTGCTGGCATATTGGCAGCGGTATAACCCGCTGTGTATGTTATTTTGATATTTTTTGTACCGTTCATAAAGACACCTTCAGTATAATCAATAATACCAGCAGAAATTCCGTCTATTTCGCCGTATACGAGGTCTGCAACAGTTATTGCGGTATCTACACCGTAAACCCTGTCTGTATCGTCATACACGGAGTCAATGGCTGTAATGGGGTACTCTTTGACGATAAGCTCGTCCGTTCCATCGCCGTTATAGTATTCTGTCCGTTCTGCCGTTTCGAAACTCCGACCGCATCTATTCTTAACCTCGGCTTCGACCGCCTGGATTATCTGGTTTATATTATTGTCCTGGTCTTTCTCTTCAATAGTAAAAGCTTGTTTAACGTCATCAAGTTTAATCAACATTTTTAACCGTCCTTATAATTTTATTTAATCTGTTTGCACTTCGTTCCCAGGTAAACTTTTCGCTTATACGATGATGCGCCTTTTTGCCCCTCTTTAGCGCCTCTTTATAGTTCCCGGCAACGTTTATCATTTGTTGTATCATTGATCTTGTGTCCGGAACATACCCGTCTGTTTCAAGGTCGTAGTTTTCAAGATTCTGTTTCTGTATCGTGTAATCAATAGGATAGCCGACTGTTTCATCAAAGAAGTCTGCGCATCCGGTTATAGGAGTCGCTATACAAGGCGCTCCTGTTGCCATCGCTTCACATAGAGTCAAACCCCAACCCTCGCCGAAAGTCGGCAGTATGAAGCAATTTGCGCTGTTATATAACGATACGAGATCATCGAAGCTTAAGAACCTGGTATCAAAGAAAACGTTCTTATGCGGTCCGAATGTTTTTATCCTATCTGAATAATAAGGTTTCGGGATCCTACGAATACATCTAATAAAAGCAGTTAACCAGGCTTTCCGGAATCCAACGTCTTTGATATTGTCTGTTTTAGGGTTTTCCCAGAAAGAACGTCTTTTCTTCCAGGCGTTTGTAACTGTTTTAATCCAGCTCATTTTCGGAACTGTTGTCTTAATATATAATTCCATATTAGGCATCTGCTCGATCCACTTAACCGCCTCTAAGATAAGCGGGTATCCTTTCCGGGGATTTGGCGCTCCTACCCAGAGAAAACGGAACTTGCCGTTATTGTCTCTTTGATGAAACGGATATTTCTCCGCTTCGACACCTTCGAAACAAACTTCGATCGGCGTATCCGTGTATTTCTTAAATAGATCTTTACAAAACCGACTTGGTACAATGATAAGATCCGGCTTGCTAAGATTCTTGATGTATGATTCGGGCAACTCCAAAAACTCCCACATCGTAAAAAGTATATTGAACTTACCCGGAATCGGTACAAACTGATCTGCTGGCGTTATCGTCAACGTTATATCAGCGTTATCGTCAAAATCCATTATCTTCTGACAATGCTTACGCATGAACTTATTATGCGTGTTGTATCCTAACGCATTGCCAACGATGCTATGTTCTTTTGATATCCAATGGATCTTTATCTTTTCCATAACTTCCTTATTTCTTTTTAAGCGACTTTACCCATTCGTTATAAACCGGAATTGTCATCATCCGGACGTTACAATTAACGCAACTTCTAAGAGCGTTCTTTGCAAGGATCTCTTTCTTACACTTCGGACAGATAATCTTAACTTTTCCTTTGGCAGCCTTCTTCTCTGCTTCTTCAGCGGCTTTAGCTTCTGCTTTTGCTGAGTCGTCCTTTGCCTTCTGTGCGATCTTCTCTGCCTTAACGATATCCTTTTCCGTCGCAGTTTCTTTCATACCTAATTCTAACGCTCTTTCTTTCAATGTCTTTTCGTCTCCCATCGTTCCACCCTCCCGTTATTTGGTTATTACACCTTTTTTCTTTTCTATCATTAATGAATTACATTCCGGACACCCTTTGCGCCCTATTGCTGGTCTATCTTTAACCTCATTGCTGCATCCCGGACAAACGTAAACAGATTGTTTGTTCATCATATCGACACCACCTTTCGAGGCGTTGTCCTGGCAATTTCCCGATCGCATGGGAACATACAGTCCATATTGCAAGCTTCATTACTTACGTTCGGGACAAACGTCTCGATCATCCCTTCTTTTTTACCTGTAAGGATCTGCGAGTAACACCGGAACACTTGACCATCTGGCATAGCCATAAAATATTTACCTGTCCCGGCTTGGCATACTGGATAATGTTCGGCTTTCCAATGGTCCGAGATCTCTTTAATCATCGTTACGATCCCATGTGAGGCTTGCTCAAGTTCAACCATGCCCTGCCAGATAGCCTTATCCTCTTTCTTTGAGTTCCAATCGAATCCTTGTTTCAATAACGGATGTATATTGATCCCGAAACCTTCGTTCATATATTCAACCGTCTTAACGAATCCTTTTTGATAGTTCTCCGGGGTTATAACGATCGTTACTCTGACGTTTATGCCTTTATCTTTAAGGATCTTTAAATTGCGCATAAACTTATCGTCTGAATGGTAATGATAAGAAGCCGTCCATGCCAGACAGTTTTCAGCGGGCATCTGCTCGATCTGTTCAGTCAAAAGCGTATTGCTTGTGATCGCCCATCGAGATTCAACGCCTATATGTTTTAATAGCTTTGGTAGATCCTTATATACAGTAGGCTCGCCCCCGGTCATTTCTAATAGTAACGGCTGATACTTTGATAAATGTTCAACCCATTCAATCCAGGTTAATTCCGGACCGATTTTAATATCCTTTTTAAAAGCTGAAAGCGTATAACCTTTTGCGCTCTCAGAGTTAACAAAGTAATCGCAATATTCGCATTTCAAGTTACATCGCCATGTCGGGATAAAGATAATCTTGTTCATAGTATTAAGTCCTTTGGGGTTTTCTTTTCATATGGTAAAAGCGATCTCTCTTGACCGCCTACGTTAAAAATCTGACAACATTCGGTCTCATAAAACCGTCCGACTCTTTCTAGTTCTGTTACAAGCCATTCCTCGCCGTATCTTAGCGGATCACTTGTCCCGCCTTCGTAAAAATGTGATTTATCCCCGTCATATACGCAGTCTGATCCTGCTATTGCTACAATGCACCTTTCGCCCCAATTAAGGATCTGGCAAAGTGTGTTTAATATAGTTGTCCCGGTCCCTTCTTTAAACTGGTATGTATACGGAGCGACTACCTCTCTATCGTCTGTTTCGTTTTCCTTCCAACCTTCTTTATGTTTAGTCGTAGGATGATGCGTTCCGTTAACATGAAAATCGTTTGCATGGATCCAGTATTTCACTTTGTCCGGATCTACAACCCAGGCGTTATTCATTGCAACAAGTTCAAAGCCAGCTTTAAAGAAAGCCTGTCCGTTTAATTCGTACCAGTCCCGGATATATGGCGCTGAACCTATTAATAAATATTTCTTCATGTTTTCCTTTTGCCCCCATAAGGGGTAGAGCCGGAGGAGACCAGCTCTACCCCATCGCCTACAACAAACAAAGTGTCTATGCGCCTGTTACTAAACGAACGAACGCTGTTGCCCTTGCTACTGCCATGCCCCAGCGGGTTATCATCTTGAATCTTACGAGATCTTCGGCAAACTCTGAATATGGATCCATTTCCAGAGACATAACGCCTTGTCTCCTGCCTAAGAACATCTTTTTCCAGTTACCCAAAGCTGCAAACGCTGTGCTTGCTGCCGAGGTTGAAACTGATCTTGAACTCTCGATCTTTGGCACGCCGTAAATAGTACCAGGACCAGCCATCGCTATTGCTTGATAGATAGGGTTATTAGCCGTATCTTTCAACGATCTAACGAAATGCTGGATACTCCTGTTATATACGAACTTAGCCTGTGTCGCATCTTCTTCAGAAAGCTTTGAGATCATCAAAGAGAAATCCTCTGCCGTTACTGTTGAAAACGCATCTGCTGACATAATGCAGCTATATCCTGCCTTTGCTGTCAACACACCCGATAAAGGCGAACCAGTTCCATTCAGAGCCTGGTTATCTATTTCGAGACCGATCGCATACATGAACTGTTCAGCCAAAAGACCTACGATGTCAACGGATGAATCTGCAAGAAGTTCTTTGGAGATCCCATCTGTCAACCCGCCAAGTTTCTTAGCTGTTAGCATGACCTGTCCGAAAGTAGGATTGCTTTCAGTTGGAGCCGCTGCTTCTTCCGGCCAATTAACGCTTACCCTGGTCAACTCTGTCGGAATAGGCAAAGTTTCTCGGCTCATAGGAATAGTAGTACATTCCTGTAAAGCAAAACTCTTTTCAACTGCCAAGCGAATAAGATCGTCCTGGTATTCCACCGGAACAGTATATCCACCGACTGAGTTTGTACCCTCAACCAACTGGCTTGCTTTCTGCTCGGACTGTAACTTCTGCTGCGCTGCGACATCGCCCATCATCGCATCTTTAGCATCAATCATGAACTTTGAGAAACCTTCGAAGCCTTCCTCTGTTCCTATAACTTCGAAATCCTCTTTGTGCTTCATGACAAAGCTTTTAAGAGAACTGTTTCCAAGTAAAGCAGTCTGACCTTTACCTGTTCCCTGTTTGCCGAGCTTGTAACCTTTGTACTTTTCGCTGGAACCTATCTTGATCGCAGGTGTTCCAACCGCAGGTCTTTTCTCGATAGCTTCGACCCTTTCCGTAACAGTTTTGAGGCTGTCGCTTACTTCTTTGACTTTATCCGTAACGCCTTTTACAGCATCAGAGACAACGCCTTTGATCTGACCCAATAGATCAGCGGTCTTTGTATCTGCATTATCAGCGGTCTTTGTTACTTCCGCTTCAAAAGCTTTGCCGCAACCGGAACAGAATTTCGGTTCGACTTCGTGTTCTTCTCCGCAATGTTTACATTTAAACTTCATAGATTTAGCTCCTTTCTTAATGTCTCTTGTACCGCTGCGATCACTTGCGCTGTTTTCTTTTCGTCGGGTACTGCAATAGGAGTCTTAAGCTCCGCAGGACCAAAAAGAACCTTGCTGTAATGATCTGCCTCGGTATTTGTTAACTCGCCCTTATCTCTAAGATCGAGGATAACGCTCTTTATTTCGTCTCTCATATCCGATTTAATCTCAGATACAAGATCCTTTATACTCTTTATGCCTTTAAGCCAAGAAGGGATCTCGATAATAGATGCTTCGTCCTTCTCTTCCTGGGTCTGCTGTGTCTTAGTAAAATTATAGTTTTCTGCCCTTTCGATGTCGTTCTGAGTCAGTATCCCTTTGCTTAACGCCTCTTTAATGCCCTTCTCTGTTACTAAGGCTTGAGGATTCGCCGGAACGCTTACAAGTGAGATCTCCAACAACTCGACCTCTTTATATGTACGTCTTGGCTCTTTGTCGCCTTTGCCGAAATCCCATGTCTTAGGAATGAACCCGATAGATGAAGCTTTCATAAACCCGGACTTATAAAGCTTTCTGTATATATCCGCTACCGGGTTAACGCCATCTTCCGGGAACTCTATACGAAACGCTAGTTTTCCGTCTACAAGCTTAACGCTCTTTGCTCTACCGATCGCAGGCTGCCAATAATCATGCGCCGGTAAAACGATAGGATTCTTTTTATAGTTCTTAAGATTTATACCTTCGGCGACTATAACTTCATCGTCTCTATCTCTTGCGCTTGTTGATCCTATTAATTCAATTTCATTATCTCCAATAACTTTAAATTCGGTATCATTCGAAAAGTCATACCCCTTTACTTCGTTTCCTGCTTCGTCTTTTCTTAAAAAATGTGCCATTAGTAGAGCCTCCTATTTATACCGTTTCGATGACAGGTATTAACGTACACCTACAATTAATTACTTCCCCCGCCGGACCTGCCCCACCTGGGAAATCAAGTCCATTAACAAAGTTCTGATTCATTCTGATCGCACCTTGAGAAGCGCACGCAATATGTGAGTCCCTAGCTTCGCCGTCTGCGACTACCCATTCTTTTTTCTTTACTCCGGAAGCATCGTAATAGATAGAACTCCCGGCGTTCATTGTTCCTGTTACTTCTGTCCTGGCTATCGTTAAGGATCTATTTGCTGCCATGTTATATATATGTCTTACCCTGTCGGCTATCTGAACGGTTGTTTCCCCGGCTTCTGTTCCTGCCATGATCTCAGCCTGGATCTGATTCTTTATTGTTTTATTAACCTTTGTGATCTCTTGCGCTCTTAGCTTGAAGAATGAATCCAGCCGGACCTTTAATACATCCTGGTTAGCTCCACTTATTCCGAGTACATCTTCGGCAAGCTCAACGCCCTGGTCCATACCCGCCTTTAAATAAGGTTCTGCTTTCTTCTTGAGCAATCCGTCCTGGTCAACCCAATTAATCGAGATAGAGATTTCTTTCTTAATCCCTTTCTCTTCAATCTCAGATAGGACAAGTTTTCGTTGTTCATAGAAGTATCGTTTAAGCATACTGGCAAACTTTGTTTCAATAGGCGTATGCCTGTTGACGAACTGTTTCCACATAACCGATGAATCAATAACCTTTTGAGTCTTTGTTGCATTAGGTAAGCTTTTGCTATCTTTAGGATCCGCTACTGGTTCGGGTTTCTCTCCGGCTGGTGTTAAGCTAAAAGGTATCCAAAACTTATCCCGCCAGGGTTTATCTTCGAACCCTAGTCCGAGCTTTGCGTTTATCTCGTTACCTGTGAATCCCATCTTCGATAATCTTTCTGCTGTCTCGGCTTTCTCTTTTAGATCTTCCTGGAACGCTGGGACCTGGGATAAATCAAACTTACAACTTATGCGAGGATCTACCTGCCAGATAAGATGTCGATTGAAACCATCCTCGAACTTTCTAAGATACGGCATAAGTCCATATAGCCAGAATACTTTCATCTGTCCCATAAAAGTTGCATAGTTCAGATCGTCAGTAATGTTAAATAAAGCTTTCGGCGCTCTCCATGTTCCGAGGATTTCTTCTCTTGTGAACTTCTTCTGTTCGATAAACTCCATATCTTTATGACTCTGCGCTATTGTCTTAATGTCGATGTCGCCTTCTAGTATCGCGGTCTTGAATCCCTTAGAAGATCCTTGAAAACTCTTTTTAAGCCATGCCCCTAGTCTTTTTCTAGCATCATCGTCCAAACCTTCCTTTGATGTAAGAAAAGCGTTAGGCAGCGCATTATTATCGAAAAAAGCCTTGTTATAGATAAGGCTCTGGTAATCTATGTCGATGATCTTTTCAATAGGATCCAAAGGACTAAGACCCCTCCAGTCATCATCGGGATTGAAGTCTTTTATATGTATAACCTCGTCAAGTGAATATCGGATCTGGCTACCGTAACGCCATCCGACAAGTTGACCGTTCTCGATGATCTCTTTGAATTTGTCCGGGTTAAATGTCCATAACTCAGCCGGGATGTTATTGGATCCTATCTCTTGCCCGATGCTTGTTGTCTTGACGATAAACATTTCGCCTTTAAGCGCAAGGAAACCGATACACTTCTGAAGGAAATCGTTCCAACTCTGTAACGGATTCGGGTTCTTAAGTAAATGGTCCAGCTTGTCCGGATAGGTTTCGTTCCCTTTGTCATCATGAAACACTAACTTTGCTTGCGGGACGTTATCAGCGATCGCTTTAACAGCCTTATAGACAGAAGATACTTGCTTGTATGGCTTCGTTACCTTATTGCCAAACAAAGCAGCAAGCGACTTATCTGTTGCCCATAAATTCGACCAGCTCTTCTTAAGGTTTTGAGATCCTAAAATCTTAGAATAGAGCCGCACTCCTATTGTCTGCATCCAATCATCTAATTTTTTCATATATTTAGTCTCCGTTTATATTTCCGTTATTCTTACTTCTTTTTTCCTGTGTGCCTTAACTGCAAACCCTAAACCATCAACATCATCGTCAACCTCTCCACCTGTACCATCAAAAGCGACAAGATGGTCGACTAGCTTGACCACCTTTGCATTGTTTCTGTTAAATTTCATTGTTCCGTTTTCAATCATTGGCTGATACTCCATAACTCGAACCACTTTATCCGTTGACGTTGCGACTGCCTGTATAGGCACGCCGACTGTGTTTTCTCTTGCTACCTCTTCGATCCTTTGTTTAACCGCTTCCCCTGCGTTGTTCGACTCAAGCCAGATCTTCGTATACTTCTTGACTTTGTGCTGCGTTACTACATGATTTGCAAAAGCCGAAACGCTTAATTTCTCGCAAAGAGCATCATCTACATATAAAAAGTTGTCCGTATCCTTGCAAACATCTACCATCGCCATATTGTCCGCTGTTGTTTTCTTCGATGTTGCTGTATCAATCCCGGCTGTTCTCTTTGTCTTTGGCGGTAACGTTCCGTTATACCAGTTAATCCATTCTCGCCTTATGATCTGAGTCTCCGGGTCCTGCGGATTGCCTTGATACAATGACGACCAGTTTCTTGATCCCACATCATGCTTAATATCTGAAAGAGCCTTTATATCGAATCTTTTTGTCCAGAGCGCTTCGCCTTCTTCCCTACCGAGTTGATCGTTTTCGCCTTCTGCTATTGCCGGAAGATTTACAATCTCCCAATCGTTTTGACCTTCGAGCAGCTTCCCGGCTAGATCCTGTTGATGCCATCGTGTCATTATCAATATAAGGGATGCCCCTGGCTCTAATCTTGTACGGACAACGCTTCTATACCATTCCCAAACCTTCGCCCTGTATACCTCGCTCTCGGCTTCCTCATGGTTCTTTACCGGGTCATCAATGATGAATATATCTGCGCCCTGTCCAGTAACGGATCCACCAACACCAGAAGCTAACATTCCTCCGCCTTCTACTGTTTCCCAATTATCCGATGTCTGTATGCTATCCGATAACTTCGTCTGAAATATCATCTTGTATCGTTTCGAATCGACCAGATTCCTTGATTGCCTCGAATACTTTGTACTTAGTGTCGCCGAGTAAGAAGAATGTATGATCCGCTTCTCCGGGTTTCTGCCTAAGTACCAGGGTGGGAAATGTCCAGAAGTCAGCTCGCTTTTACCGTGTCGAGGCGGTAAGAAGAACATAACCTTCTTGAGTTCGCCCCGTTCTACTGCTTCAAGCTTTTCAGCCATTAACTGTATGTGCGGCGGTCTGTCGTACCCTGGAAATGTGAAAAAGCAAAAATCTAATAACCTGCGGTTAGCCTTTTCCGCCGCTACTGCGACCAGTTGTCTTTTTTGGCTTACCGTTAATGTTTGTAATAATTGATCTGAGTATTCCATCGAGATCCTTTTCTGAAGCATCTTTAATATGATGATCCCGGTCAATCTTCCCGGAATGTTCTACGTCGTGTTTATCTCTCCACTCTTTCGGTCGTCTGTTCTTTAACCAGAAGATCGCTGCCGTTGTGTCCGGCGGGTAGTTCTTAACCGTTTCGACTGTCTCGGTATATTTGCCCTCATAAGATAAAATCTTATCTTCCGGACAGGAATAACCGCACGCTCTTTGAAATAAACTTCTGACAACCTTACCGTCGGCAGCATCCTTGCCCCTTTTTATGGCACTTGAAAACTCTGCCCATTCAAAAATATATTTATCTATTGTGCTTTTGCTAACATCTAAAGCAGCAGCAAGTTGTTCATTAGTTAATCCTTTTTCTGCGCACTTCTCTACTTTCTTTAAACTGATTGATTTCTTTTTGGATGGTCTACCACCCTTGTTTTTAGTAGCTTTCGGGGTAGCAGTCATTTCTCTTCTTTTGGTTCTTTGCCATATATTTTGCTCCGGGCATAAAAAAAAGGACGTACGCCATGCGGTTAACATGGAATACGCTCCTTCGGTTTCTCCGTTTTGGAACGCTATATTTTGAGATCTTGACCTGGGTTTTTCCCTCGGTTTCGATCTATATGTCTGTACAAAGGTTACACGATAAAAATGTTTTTGTCAAATTAGGTATTTAAAGCTTGCTTTATTTTCTTCATTCGGAAAGCAATTTTATATTACAAAGATCTACCGAATCCAAAAACCCTTTCTCACTTTCAACTAACGCAGATGTATTATGTGCGATTCCATCCGGTTCTGCGATTCCCTTGATTCCAAACCCGAGAAAAGTTCCCTTATAATCAAAAACTCTTTGGCCGCCTACTACGTCCTTATAAACTTCACATTTTCTGTCCATTTTCTCCCCCTTTTTTTGTAGCTTGAAAGCGTGTCAAAATGACACCCTTTATTCTTGTAGAAGCTAATCTCCCGAATTACATTCTACATACTTTTTTGATTTTATTAGACCTAAAATACGCTCTTTTTCCTTGCCCCCAGGTTCCCTCTTACCGGCTTCTCAGCCCTGTATTGTCCCCCTATGTTTCCCCAATAGGCTTGCAAGCTCTTGCTGTTCAAGTCCTATGTTTACACGCCACCGCTTAACCCTTCCCCCGAAACCCTTGATATTCCTAAGCCCCATATGGTCAGTATACTTGAAACGCAGTATTTTAGAGTGTGATAGAACGTTCGGCTTCGTTGATTTTAGGACACGCATGCTGTCTCGTGCGTTCCCTGTCGTTAACAAAGCCGAATTGACCTGCTCAAAACTACCGGGGAAAAAGACCAGATTTAGTTCTCC